TGCCAAGGACTCTTACTCTTTTGAAAGATACCGGAATGCCTTTTTCATCCTGCTTATCTACCATTCCTATTCTTTTTGACCGTGACTTGCCGGATCTTTCTTCATCCGTGTCAACGATATTAAATACAATAGGGTCAAGGGTATAGCTTGTCGGCCAAATAATGGGTCCATTTTCTTTTTGCGGATCGGGATTATTATTACTTATAGCAAACTTGTATCTAACTTTTTTGCCATAAGACTCAATCTTATCTTCCAACGTCTTTCTTAACTTGGGCGACAGATCATTAAAATGCGCGATTTGCTCTAACATTGTTTTTACTTTTAAGTTGGTTATGAATAACAGCAGGAGCATGGGCCTCCTGCTGCGTGAATCCTTATATTACCCTGTACTTCAAGAACAATTTTACCCCCAGGCATTCAAGGCCCTGAGATGTAAACCAGTCCGTGTGCAAATACATCTGGCTATTCGTTGGAGTGTCCGCCATTGCTCCTGTTCTCCATTCGGTTACAATACCATTTGAGAAGCCAGTAGCATTTGCCCCGCCTTTAAATGGACTGGCCGTATGGCGAATTTGGATACGTGGCAACCTTCCGCCGTCAACAGTTTCGATGCTGTCTTTTGGCACCCAGTAGATAGAACCGCTGATGTCAGGGGAAAGGGTGGCCGAAAATAATTGGGGATGATCGAAGATAGGAATGTGAACGAAGTCCATTTCGTATCCCCGGTAGGTCACATGATCCACCATTAAATCCATTGTCCGTCCATCGATAATCATCCTGACGGAGGTAACACCAGAAGAACCCAAGTTCTTGAAGAATTTATCCAAGAGTCCTTTAGCGCGGGAACCCATGAAGCCCATCTGATCGGTCGGTGATTTTACGGCGATCCAGTCATCAACAATATCATCCAATTCTGTAAACCCAAAAGTTCCCAAAACGGAAGCCTGATCGCTGGTTCCGTACGTAGTAACATACCAATCCAATCCGCCTGTGGTCTGAATACCTAATCCCGTGGTGGGATCGGCCAAGAAGGGGTTGGCATCACTGAAGCTGGTAGAGGACTGCGTACCAGCAATGAATTGATAGGAAATGTCCCCGTTCATTTTGATCACCTTTTGGATCAACTGGTAAGGCAGAATATGATAATCTCCATTTACCTCTACTTCTACCTTGGCGACTTTCTGAACATCGGAGATTTCATCTACTTCCCGGAAGTTCTGAATGAGGTTGAAGTATTTGGTTACTCCATACCGGCGATTAGCAGGGGCATCCGACTTTTCTGCGAAGGCATTAGATCCGAAAGATACCAGATCTCCTACAGTAGCAAAGAAGGGAGCAGCATTACCACCTACAGAACGAACGGTGAGCGTAGCCGTACCAGAACCAAAAGTAACAAGCTGAACACGCGCCTGCTTGCCAATATTATTAGCATTAGAAGTTTTGATCAAATCTCCTTGCCTAGGGAAGGTCGAAGCCGTATTGATCGTAAACTGAATTTGGGCCAGCCCGGTAGTAGTAACGGCGCTGATTGTACCCACTTCCCACACATCGTTATTCACGAAGTTATGGTAGTTGAACATAGTCGCAGGCTTGTACCGGTTTACTATTTTCATAATATCGGTAAAGGCGCGATCCCTGGACTGATCGTAGATATTGGGGTCAATATCCCTTTGATCCAAAAAGTCAATGGCTGAGATGTACGATTTAATCATCGTACCCTGTGTAACTGGCATGAGCGTAGAATTGTGAGTTAGAAAATATTTTATCTATTCACAACCCTGACACTATCTAATTGCCGCCTGGAACTATTCTACCGCGTTTGGCTGCTGCCGCTGCTGGGCTGGCTGGTTCCGTCTCAGACTTGGAAGGTGTTTCCGAAGCCGGAGGTTTGGCGTTTTCTATGGGAGCTATGGCTGCCTTACCGCCAAGAGCTTTATAATGAGTAGCGTATTCGCGCAGAAACTTTTCGTCATCATCCAGAATCGCGCTAACCAATGCTTGTTTTCGACCATTCGGGAGCCATGTTTTGGACCCGTCCGGTTTTTCCTGCATGGTTAGCATTTTGGAAGCCCAGGTTTCATCATTAAGAAGAATATCCATGAGCTTACTGGGATCAACTGCATAACTAAAGGCATCCGCCCCTTCGCCAATCATGATCCTTTTATTGGCTACAATATCTTTTATGACCGGATCGTTATTTAACTGCGTTTTAAACTCATTTAAAGCTTCCTGCTGCTGAGCCTTTGGATCAGGCCCTGCTTCTTTAGGCACTGGCTTGGGGAACAGGTAATTCTGTTGTTGTTCTGCAAGTGTTGTTCGGATGGATTTTACATCTGCCATCAGTTCAATCCGACCGTCCTCTACCTCTTCCTCAGAAAATAACTGAGGATCAAGTTTGTAACGATCGATCACTTTCGATTTAAACAGTCTATCCAGTTGCTTGGCATCGAATTCCGGGTTCTGCACCTGAAGCTGATATTTCATCACATCTTCCGGAGCCATTTTCGAAAAATCGGTATCCAATGCTCTGAGGTAGTCCTTTACATTCCCTTCGTTGGATTTCCAATGGTTGACAAAGCCTAAGATTTTTGGATCAAGGTCTTTGTTTTCCTTTAGAAATTCTACCAGTTTGTCACCATAGCCCAATTCTTTTAGAATCGTGTCGGGCTGTTGTGTTTTAAGAACTTCTTGCCAGTTGGGAGCATTTGCCGGAGGCGCTGTTTGCGTTGGTTCCGTCTTAGCTACTTCTGCTGGCTTGGGAGGTTCTGGTGTTGCCTTTTCAGCGGGTTTCGCAGCAGTCGCAGGCGCGGGTGTTGCGGGAGCTGTTGTAGGTTCTTCCTTTTTCTCCGTATTGATTTTCGGGATCGCCCCGTCATCTCCTGGTTGTCTCAATACTCCTGACTTTGCCATTACCGAAGCTATGCTTGGGGCAACTTCTGGGGGAGCATCGATTTCGTAAAACTTCCTAAATGCTGTGAACATTCGTTTAAGTTGGTTATGTTAAAGTTATAACAAAAATTGAATCCTCAAAAAAAATATTAAGCCTCTATCTCAATAGTGAGATTGGAAATATCGTAATAAGCGGTCTTGCCGGTTGTCTGATCAGGAAAAAAAGCTTTGCCTAATTGCTCGAAAGAAGAACCTACAAAAGAGATCCGGCCTTCGTTCCTTAACTGGATAAGATCCAATTTTAGTTTTTTCATATTTCCTTGAACGGTAAAATCAGGCTTTTCATTCCCCTTTGCCAAGGGGAATAGGGACTTCAGGAAATCGTTTAGCTTGACCTTCCCGGCTCCTTTTCTACTCTCTACAAAGGCTGCGATCTTATCCTTATGGCTCAGTTCTTTATTTATTGGTGGGTGGCTAGGCGCGGCTATTGGGGCTGTTTTTTCCGCCTCAACTACGGGAGTTGTCGGAGCCGCTACCGGGGCTGGTGTAGGCACCTGCGCAGGAGTTACTTTTTCTGTTTCAACTACGGGAGTTGGAGTCGGTGTTCCTTTGGCATCTGCCATAAAATTTAAGTTTAATAATTAAAGATAGGGGTTTTATTCCGTTTGACCGACTTCTGCAAGTTTTGGAATGTTTGAAATATGGCTACTCGCGACCTTAGCGGTGCTGGCCGAATCTTGGACAAGCTGCTTCGTAAGGTTGCCCTCTCTCGAAACCTGCAATTGTGTTTGTTGACGGATCAGTTCCTTTTGAACTTCCCCATCTACTTCCATTTTTTTCTTTTGAAGCTCCGTTTGCGCCTCTAATTGCTTCATTTGCAATTGTGCATTGGCGGCGATCTGAGCGGCCATTTGGCTTTGCTGACCGGCAGATTGTATTTCAGCCTGTTTCTGTTGGGCCATCATGTCTTTGTTTTTCTTGACGCGATACGCAAGAAGGGCCTGCGCTTCTTTCACATTGTGCGTATTTATAATCATGATAGCATCAGAAACATCCAATGTGCCGTTAGCAATATCTGCATTCATAACTTGCATCAGCCATTCTTTCTCACCATCCGTAGAAGCCTCTTGCAGCATGATTCCATATTCGCGACCGGAAATGTCCTGAGACAATTTCACAAAAGACAAAGTATTTTGATTCAATGCCCCCTTGTAAGGCATAATCCCTTCTATATCTCCTTTTCTCAAACCTTGCTGCATACGACAAAGAACGTCTTCCGCCAGCTTCTGAGACAACCATGCTTCGGCATTTGCCATCTCCCAAAGGGCATCGTCTGTGCTTATGTTAGCAGTTTCATACCCAGGCGTAAGAGTCTTTGGATTTGGATCGCCGGAAGTAATCGCATTATAACCTGTTGTTGCTTCAATTGCCTGAATAGTAGCTAGCAAATCATTATAAAATCCAGCAAGTTCGGCCATTACAGTATTCTCAATAGGAATAACGGGTTTCCAGTTTGGCCCCATTGGCTCCCCGGCATTATCCTTGCTGCGACCCAAAAGAACCCCTGTTTCAAAAAACATTTGCAGGATTTCTTTTGGCGTCATATTTTTGCCACCCTTATTCAGGGCCACATTTTCCAATGCTTCTAAGTCAATCCACCAGCCGGACGGAACGGCTCTGTTTTTGAAGTTCTGTATTTTAAGGATCGTTAATTGGTAATCATCCAGATAAGGGATAAGTCTTTCCATCATCCCCTGCGCTCTCATTTCAAAGAAATTGAACGCATAGAATTTAAACGATAGGGAAGTTTCTGCTTTCTTTTTTGGATTTGCACTTCTTTTTTGATCGTAAGCAAGGCCCCAATCATAACAATAATCAGTGCCTACTATCCACTTACATTTATAAACAGCCTTTACTTTTCTCCTGGTATATTTATCAGTCGCTACTTTTCCTCTTCCATATTCTGCGCGGTTAAACCCTATTAGTTGCCCAGTTTCATCCACGGACATTTTAAAGTTATAGTCGTCATAGCTGTAAAACTCCATATCCAACACCTTACA